CCGGACAGTGTGGCGGAGGACATTCTCACCGCAGAGGCTGACATTGTGGAGGCCGAGCAAAGGATCGCCGCCCGGGATATGCTCAAGGGCCCATATTCCACCGGGAAAACGGCGTCCGCCATCAAGCGAACAAAGATAAAGAAAACCAAGGACGGGAAATCCCTCACCATCTACCCGCAGGGCAAGAGAGAGAAGGGTAAACGCTCCGCCGAGGTAGCCTTTATCGACGAGTACGGAAAAAGGGGGCAACCCGCCCGCCCCTTTATCCGAACAGCAAACGAGCGGGCGGAACCCAAAGCGGCCCAGGCGGGAGAGAAGGTCTACGGGGCCTTTCTTGACCGCCACGGCCTATAATTTGAAAAGGAGTAAATCATTATGGCAAGTTTTGGAGCAAAGCGGCCGATCTTTAACACCATCGACACCCAGCCCGAGGGAGAACGCCCGACCTACAAAGAGGAAAAGCCTATTGAGATTGGAAAGCTCATCAAGGCTGACCGTACAATCACTTTGGCCTCCGGCAAGCTCTACGCCAACGATGAACTCGCCGAGAGCGTGGACGAGTTCGTCAGTGGTAATATCGCTATGGAGACCGACGACATGGTCGACGAGGTGGCGACCACCCTCTATGGGGCCACCGTTTCCAACAAGGAAGTCTCCTATAAGGCTGGGGACACCGCCCCGGAGGGCGGACTCGCCTATTACAAGGTGCTCATGCGGAGCGGGAAGAAAGTCTTTAAGGGCTATTTCTATCCCCGTGTAAAGGCCGTGCTGGGCAACGACACCGCCCAGACCAAAGGCGACTCTATCACCTTTGGGACTTCTGCAACCAGCTTCACCGTCTTCCGCTGCAACTCCGACGAGTGGGTGGTGACGGAGGAGTTCGAGACCGAGGCTGCCTGTGTGGCGTGGTGCGACGAGAAGCTCAAGCCTACCCCGGCGGCCTAACTGGATAAGCGGGAGGCGGGCTCGGCCCGCATCCCTATCCTGATATTTGGAGGGACACCATGAAAGCAATTAAATTTCCCCTCGCCGGTCGGGATCACTACCTCGCTTTTACCGGGGAGGCCATGTTTACCCTCGTGGAAAAGTACGGCGAAGTCACAAACGCCGTGGCCGCATACGAGCCGGACACCCGGGAGGCTATGGACGCTGCCGTGGAGGTGGCCGTAATCCTCGCAGAACAAGGGGAGCTTGCTCGGAGGGCTTTCGGCTACAACCCCGCCGAGATCATCACCGCCGAGGAGATCAAAGCCACCCTTACCCCGTCCGACTTTTACGCCCTCAAGTCCGCCATTACCTCCGCCGTGGTGTTGGGCTTTGGCCGGGAAGTGAAGAGCGACGGAGACGTTGATCTTGGGCTTGTGGAGCTCCAGTCTCAAAAAAAAACGAACTGACCCGGGCCCATTTCCTCCGTATGGGGACAATCAACGGCCTTTCCAAGCGGGAGACCATGCTCTCCGCCCCGGGAGAGGTATTCGACCTTTGGGAACTCTACCTCAAGACCCACGGCGCAGGGCAGAAGCAAGAGGAAGAGTAAAAAAGCCGGAGGGAAAATCCCTCCGGCAAAAAGAAAGACGGGCTTATTCGTGATAGACATATGTACCGACTGGGCCGTTGAGACCATCAGACCAACCACCATAAACGAAAAACACAGAAACAGAGTCCCCTATGGAATAATCTCTAAAATCGGGCCAAAAAGGAACCTCCCCAACATATAAGCGACCATATTCGGTTGAAACTTGGAGAAGATCGTACTCGTCCACTTCAATCACATCTTCTATGGAGCCATCAACAAAGAAACGGGAGTCAGCGAGGCCGTTTTCGCTTCCGAAGGTGCTAAAAATAATTTCATCAACAGGGGAAAAGGAGTTTTCTTTGACAAGTGCGTCACATTTCCAATCCCAAGCGTCGGACGGTATGCTCCGATTTAGAGCCGCAAGTGAAGCCTCCTCCGCTGCCTTTTCCCTCATAGAGGAAATTAACTCCTCGTCATAAGAGCAAGGGGAAAAGGCGGGATTGTCCCCCTTAGACTCTTCCTCAAGCATACCGACCGTGAAACTCCCTACATCCTCAATATCAGAGGCGAACTCATAAAACCATACCGTGTGTAAATCGTATGTGTCGCCGGAGCATAGGTCGGCAAATATAGCCCTCATATCCTCCTCGGAGACATTTCGGTCAACCTCGACCCGGTAGCCAATCCCGGAAAGGCCATATTGAGTATATTTATCTTGATTTATGAGCGAATACTCCGGGACGACTATTTCAAGCGGGGTCGGCTCCGGGGTGGGCGTCACCTCCACGGAGGGCCCGGAAGAACAGGCGGAAAGCATAAACATGAAAACAAAGAGCAACAAAAAACGAGCTTTTTTCATATAGAACGCCTCCGAGGATATTATTACATTGTTTTACTGGAATGTCAAGTAAAATATCTCGCTTTCCAGTAGGAAGGAGTCCGTTATGGCAGTAAGAACGATCTCGACAAAACTCGCCATTGAGGGCGAGGCCGAATATAAGCGGTCGGCGGCGGCCATCAAGTCGGAGCTTTCCGTCCTTCGCTCCAATCTCGACCTCGTGACCTCCTCCTTTCAGGGGAACGCCAACAGCATGGAGGCTCTCACCGCAAAGGGTGGGGCCCTCGCCTCCATCTACGACAAGCAAAAGGAAAAGGTCGCCACCCTTGAGGACGCCTTGAAAAACGCCCAGCGGGCCCAAGAGGAATACGCAAACCGGGTCTCCGCCGCTCAAGAAAATATTGCCCGGTGCGAAAAGGCCCTTGAGGAGTTGAAGAACTCCACCGGGGACACCTCTGAGGAGCAAGCCGCACTCACCGCCGAGCTGGAAAAGTGGAACTCCGAACTCTCGGAGGCCCAGGGCTACCAGGACGCCGCCAAGAGGGGCGTCAACGAATGGCAAAAGCAACTCAACACCGCCAAGATCGAACTCAACGACACCGACGCCGCAATCCAGAAGAATAACCAATATCTCGCAGAGGCAGAAAAGGCAGCGGACGGGTGCGCCACCTCCATTGATAAATTTGGGAATGAGGTCAAGGACTCTAAGGCGGGGATCGAGGCCCTGGCCTCTGCCCTCGCCGCTGCCGGGATCGCCAAAACGGTGAAGGAGATCGCCGACGAGCTTATGGAGTGCTCCGAGGCAGCAGCGGGCTTTGAGGCCGCTATGGCGAAGGTCTCCACCCTTGCAGACACCTCCGTCGTGCCTCTGGACACCCTCAAGGCGCAGTTTACGGCCCTGTCCTCGGAGACAGGCGTTTCCGTGAACGCTCTCGCAGAGGCCGCCTATCAAGCCCTTTCGGCGGGCGTAGATACCGCAAATGTGGTGAATTTTGTATCTACGGCCACAAAGACCTCCGTTGCCGGATTTACGGAGGCGTCAACCGCCGTTGACGTTCTTACGACCGCCCTCAACGCTTACAAGCTGGAGGGCTCCGAGTCCGAGCGGGTGGCCTCCATGCTCGTCAAGACCCAGGACGAGGGCAAAACCTCCGTGGGAGAGCTTGCCGCAAACATGGGCCGAGTGATCCCCACCGCTGCCGCCTATAACGTCAGCCTTGAGAACCTGGGGCCGAGTGATCCCCACCGCTGCCGCCTATAACGTCAGCCTTGAGAACCTGACGACCGCCTACGCCCTCCTCACCAAAAACGGCATGAACACGGCAATTTCCACCACAAACCTTTCCGCCATGCTGGACGAGCTGGGGAAGAACGGCTCCAACGTCTCCGACATTATCAAAGAGCAGACGGGAAAGTCCTTTGCCGAACTCATGGGCTCCGGGGCTACCCTCTCCGACGTTATCTCCGTCCTCTCCGACAGTGTAGACGGGAACTCCACCGCTTTCTCCAACCTGTGGAGTTCCTCGACGGCGGGCAAGGCCGCCCTCTCCCTCCTGAACAGTGGGGCGGACGAGTTCAACGCCACCCTCGGGAAAATGGAGAAGGCCTCCGGCTCCGTAGATCGAAATTTCCAGACTATGGCCGACACAACAGAATTTGCACATCAACGCATGGTGACGGCCACCAACAACCTACAAATCGCCATCGGCGACGCCCTCAACCCTGCCCTCGAAAAGCTCTATAACACCGGGGCGGACGCTTTCGGGTGGGCCTCTGACTTTGTGGCGGAAAACCCGTGGCTCGTTCAAGCCATGACCGGGGCGGCGGTGGCCGTGGGCCTCCTCTCTGGTGGGATTGCCGCCTATACGGCGGTAACAGCGGCGGCCAAGGTAGCTCAGGACGCCCTTAACCTCTCTATGGGCCTTTGTCCCATCGTGGCCGTAACGGCGGCGGTGGGGGCCCTCGTCTTTGCGGTAGGGAGCTGGATTTCCTCTCTCGGGAGTGCAGACAAGGAGACAAAGGAATTTACCGAGTCCCTCAAGGAGAGCAAGCAGGCCCACGAAGAACTCACGGAGAGCATGGAGGAGAGACAGGCCAACACCGAGAACCTCCTCGCCGCCCTTGAGGCGGAGCTTGCCGTGGAGGAAAAGACCGCCGCCCAAAAGGACACCATTCTTGAACTGATCCACCAACTCAACGAGGCCGTCCCCGAGCTGGGCCTTGCCTATGACGAGGAACATAACGCCCTTGTGGGCCTGACCGAGGCTGAGGTCGAGGCCATGATCCAGCGGGCCGCCGCCCAAGAGGAATACGAGGCACAGGTGGCCCGCCTCTCCGAACTCAAGACCGAACAGGCAGAAATCAACGCCCGCCTCCAAGAGGCGGAGGCCACCCTTGCGGAGGCCCAAGAGGCCGGGGCATGGAACACGAGGGCCCTCCAAAACAACGTAGACGAGCTCACCAAAGCATACGAGGCCAATCAGGCGGAGATCGCCTCCCTCGAAGAAGAGTCCGCCGCCTACGCTGAATGGCAAAAGGCAAGCCAGACCGCCACCACTGAAATGACCTCCACCGTGACCGGCCTGATCGCAGAAATGGAGGCCCTTGAACAGTCCTACCAGGACGCCCACGACGAGGCCAAAAAGAGCATTGAGGCCCAGCTTGGCCTTTTCAATGAACTGGACGGCTCCGCCAAAACCTCCATTGATAACCTCATTGAGACCCTCAAGGGCCAGGTGGACTATATGGACACCTACGCCGAGAACATCAAACGGGCTATGGAGATGGGCGTGGACGAGGGCCTCATTCAAAAGCTATCCGATGGATCGCAGGAGTCCGCTCAAATCCTTGCCGCCATCGTGGCGGGCGGCGAGGAAGATATTGTCAAACTAAATGAACAGCTTGCCCGGGTGGAGGAGGGCAAGGAGAACTTCTCCTCCACCGTGGCCGAAATGGAGACCGACTTCTCCGAAAAAATGTCCGATCTTGAGAAGAGAGTCACCGAGGCCGTGGACAACCTCAACGTCTCCGTGGAGGCTGGGGCCGCTGGGGCGGCGACCATCCAAGGGTACATTGACGGGGCTGAGGGAATGAGGGCCCAGCTTGTGGCGAAGTACGAGAGCCTCGCCAATGCCGCAAACGGAGCCTATAAGAAGGTTTTGGAAATTCACTCCCCGAGCCGGGTCTTTCGGGAGGACGGTCAAAACTCCATCAAGGGCGCAATCGTAGGCGCAGAAGATGAACGCTCCAACCTTGAGGAGGCATATACAGACCTCGGCTCTGTGGCAACAGAGGCATTTAAGGAGGCAACGGCCACCTCCGGGGAGTTCGGGGAAATGCAAGAGGAAAACGCTACCGCCACCGAGCGTATGACGCAAGCCGTGGACGGCCTCGTGGATGAAATGGCAAACCTTGAGGAGTCCTACACCTCAGCATACGACAAGGCAAAGCGAAGCATAGACGGACAGCTCGGACTTTTTGAGGCGGTCACCCCGGCAACCTCCGGGTCAATGGACAGCTTCATTTATGCCCTCCGTACTCAAGAGGATTTTCTCGCTACATATACGGCGAATATCCAAAAGGCACTTGACCGGGGCGTAAATAAGGAAATCGTGGAGTCACTGTCCAACGGATCGGAGGAGTCCGCCGCCACCCTTGCGACCATCGTAAACGGGACGGACGAGGGGATTGAGGCCCTAAACCGGCATTTTGCAAAGGTAAGCGAAGGGAAAGCCGCCTTTTCATCCACCGTGGCCGAAATGGAAACAGATTTCTCCAAGAAAATGGGAGAGCTTGAGGATCGAGTCAAGGAAACTGTGGAGGAGTTGGACGTTTCCATTGAAGCCGCTGCCGCTGGGGCCGACACCATTCAAGGCTACATTGACGGGGCGGACAGCATGAGGGAAAAACTCGTTGCCAAATACAGTGAACTTGCAAAGGCGGCCAGCTCGGCCTATTCCTCGGCCATCAAAACGGCAACGCCGACCACCTCGTACAGCGGGACGGTCTCTACAGCCTCGGCCTTCTCCACGCCAAGAACCACCACCGAGCCTACGCAGAGTAAGACAGCAACAAAAGAGGACACCGCCGCCATCCTCGCAGAACTCAAGGGCCCGCGGAATACGGCGGCTCCAATCAATGTTTCCATCGTCTCACCGAAAGCCCTCAACGAGAAGGAGACGGCCAGAGAGTTCAAAAAAGTTCAACGTGACCTCACCTTGAGCCAGTAAAGGAGGCTGACCATGCTATACGCTCTTGAAAAAAGCGGGAAGAAGATCCTTTTTGACCGCTCTAACTATGTTCTCACCTCCGCAGACTATGGCTCCATCGGGGCCTCCCACGCCACCGCAAAGGGAACCGGCCAGATCGGTGACCGGGTATCAAGCTCCACCCTCGACACCCGGCCCGTGGAGATCATCGGCTTTATCAAGGCCAAGTCGGCGGAGGAAATGGAGAGGAAAAAGGCCGCCCTCTACCAAATGTGTGACCCAAGGGAGTCCTTTACCGTCTACCCATCCCCCGAGCGGGCCCTTGAGTGCAGGGCGGACGAGACGGTAAAGTTTACCGCCTCAAGACTCACAAACAACGCCCGTGTCGCTCAATTTGTGATCGACGCCACCTCCCACGATCCCCTTTTCCGGGACGCCGTGGAGAAGGCCCGGAAGATCGTCGAGTGGGAGCCTAATTTCATCTGGCCCCTTGAAATCTATCACGGCTTTACCTTTGCAGACAGAACGGCGGGACTGATTGCCACGCTGGAAAACGGCGGGGACGTGGCGACCGGCCTCATGATCCGCTTTACCGCTGCCGCCACCATCCCGAACCCCGTCCTCACAAACCCGGACAACGGGGAAATTATCAGAATCAACCGCAC